ATTTTAATTGGAGGGGTCATACTGATCTTTAAATGATGGATATAGGAGCAACAACACCAGTAAATCAAATTGCGTGGCGGCAAGTGGCAGAACAAAAGTATCAGAGACTTATGGACGATCTGCAAGTTGAAGAGCGTCGTCAAAGGGTGGAACAATTAAATACGACGTTGTATATTTCCAAAAACAACAGGATCGAAATGCAACAAGCGAAAGCTTCAAACAACATAAACTTTTTGGTGTAGATATGCCCCCAAAGAAAAAACCGGCAGCAAAAAAGAAATCTAAATCCCGCGTTAACGAGGCTGGCAATTATACGAAGCCATCCATGAGAAAGTCTCTGTTTAATAAGATTAAGGCTGGATCGAAAGGCGGCAAGCCCGGACAGTGGTCAGCTCGTAAGGCTCAGATGCTGGCAAAGCAGTACAAAGACAAAGGCGGTGGATATAAAAGCTGATGGCAAAGCAAGCACAACAAAAAATAAAAAGTAAAAAAAAATAGAGGAGTGGATTCGTCAGCAAAAGCTGAAAGAACATAATCAATAATGGCTTTGAAAAAATCTCAAAAATCGTTAAAGAAGTGGACCAAGCAGAAATGGACAACTCCTAGTGGTAAGAAGTCTTCTGAAACTGGCGAAGTTTATGCTCCGGCAGCTACCATTAAAAAATTAAAGTCGACCTCAAAAGGCAGAAAAAAACTTGCGGCAGCTAACAAAAAGAAACGAGCGGCAACAGCCAAAGGCAAGCAGCATGCTAAACATGGTTTGCATAAAGGGAAGAAAAGATAATGCCGCCCAAGAAAGATCCAAGATTGAAAAGGGCAGGAGTAACTGGATATAACAAGCCAAAAAGAACGCCAAATCACCCTAAGAAATCACACATTGTTGTTGCTAAAGAAGGTGACAAAATCAAAACGATTCGATTTGGACAGCAAGGCGTGAAAACGGCTGGCAAACCTAAGAAAGGAGAGTCTGCAAAACAAAAAGCAAGACGCAAAAGTTTTAAAGCTCGGCATGGAAAAAATATTGCCAAAGGAAAAATGTCAGCAGCTTATTGGGCGAATAGAGAAAAATGGTGATGGGTAAGATCAGCATTGGCTTAGGTGTTGCTTTAGTTGTTGTGTGTGGCGCATTTAAAATGTACTACGACAAATCACAAGCTGAGTTGGATTCGTTTCATATTAGGTTAGAGCAATCGATCCAGAATCAAAAAACTTTAGAAACGACAATTGAAAATCAAAACAAAAACCTGAAAGAAACTATTGAGAATCAAAAATTAATGATTGCTCAGGTTGAGCGCTTGCAAAAAGAAAATATTATGGCGCAAAACGAGGTCACCGATATTAGAAAAAAGTTTTCAAGGCATTCCATGGATGTATTGTCCATAAGGAAGCCAAAGTTAATAGAAAATATTATTAATCGCGGTACGAAGGCAGTGTTGAATGATCTTAAACAGATTACCGATGAAAATCAGTTTGATCAGGACGTTTTTGTTCCTGATCCTGTTACTAGCTAGTGGCTGTTCCATCTTCGGGTCAAGCCGGGAAATACCGGAAGTCACGCCTGTCGAGGTGGTTACGGTTGTCCAGAAGGCGCCTAAATATCATCCTCCGCTCCCGAACCAGATTGATCCAGTACTGGTGGAGTGGACCGTATTAAACCCTCAAATCATGCAAGAGTATTTGGATGACTTGAACGAAGGCAACGCACCCACCAACGTCTGGTATGCCTTGACGACGAAAGGCTACGAAAATCTTTCAACAAACATGGCTGACGTCAAAAGATATTTAAGACAGGTACTCAGCATAGTAAAGTACTATCGAGAGTCGGATGAAGAACAAGAGGGTGTAAAAGATGAATGACGATTTAAAAACATCACAGGAAGGAATTTCTCTGATCAAGTCTTTTGAGGGATGCGAATTGACTGCGTACCTTTGCTCAGCCGGGGTGCCTACTTTGGGATTTGGACACACTAGAGATGTTTCCATGGGCGATACCTGCACTCAGGAAGAAGCAGAAACCATGTTGGCTGACGATTTAATTGAATTTGAAGACTACGTTAAAAACTATGTTGAATCAGAACTTCAACAAAACGAGTTCGATGCTCTTGTTGCTTGGACCTACAACCTTGGTCCAGCTAATTTAAGAGAGTCAACGATGCTCAAAGAATTAAACTCTGGAAATTTTGAAGAAGTGCCTCGACAAATGAAAAGATGGAATCGTGCTGGCGGTGAAGTGCTAGACGGTTTAATCAGACGCAGGGAAGCTGAGTCATTATTGTTTAAGGGAGAACCGTGGGAAGGTGTATAACGCAATAGGCAACTTGCACCAAGATTGCCTAGGGACCGGTGTTCCGAACCCCACTGCCTCGGTAACACCGGTTCCGACCATTGAGTGAACTTAGTATAAAAGACTTTGACATCTTGTCTCGGCAAGATCAGTCAGAGGCTCTCGCCTTACTGAACCGATACGACCAGATCGAAAAGCAGGATGCGTGTCGGACAGACTTCATAAGCTATGTCAAACATCTTTGGCCGGACTTTATAGAAGGTCGACACCATAAAATTATTGGCGAAAAATTTAACAAGATTGCGGAAGGCAAGCTGAAAAGACTTATTGTCTGCTTGCCTCCTCGACACTCGAAGTCTGAGTTTGCAAGCACTTACTTCCCGTCATGGATGATGGGACTGCGTGGTAATCTAAAAATAATACAGACCACCCACACCGCTGAGCTTGCGGTTAGGTTTGGTCGTAAGGTAAGAAACATAATCGACAGCCAAGACTATCGACACATTTTCCCAGAAATAAAGCTGGAAGCAGATAACAAGTCTGCTGGCCGGTGGACCAGCAATCAGGACGGAGAGTTTTTTGCGGCGGGTGTTGGGGGCGCTATCACCGGACGAGGTGCAGACCTTTTGATCATCGACGACCCTCACTCTGAGCAAGATGCATTGTCTCCAACTGCCATGGAAAGCGCTTACGAGTGGTACACATCAGGCCCACGCCAGCGTTTACAGCCGGGAGGCATAATCATAATCGTAATGACGAGGTGGTCCACAAAAGATTTGGTTGGCAAAGTATTAAAGAAGCAGGGAGACGACCATGCTGACCAGTGGGAAGTAGTCGAATTCCCCGCAATCATGCCTGAGAGCGAAACTCCGCTCTGGCCTGAGTTCTGGCGGAAAGAAGAGCTTTTGTCGGTAAAAGCATCGCTGCCGATCGGCAAGTGGAATTCACAATGGTTGCAAAATCCCACGGCGGAAGAAGGATCGATAGTCAAGCGTGAGTGGTGGAGAAAATGGGAGGGCGATGTTCCGGGTTACTCTTACATCATACAAAGCTACGACACAGCGTTTAGCAAAAAAGAAACTGCGGACTATTCTGCTATTACAACTTGGGCTATCTTCTGCCCGCAGGATGGCGAACCAGATCAAATAATTTTGTTAGACGCAAAACGCATGCGTGTGGATTTTCCTGAGCTAAAGAAGATTGCGTTTGACGAATACAAATACTGGGAGCCGGATTGTGTGCTGATCGAGGCTAAGGCTACAGGGACTCCCTTGACCCATGAGCTTCGTAGAATGGGAATACCAGTAACCGCTTACACCCCCTCGAGAGGACAGGACAAGATTGCGAGGATGAACAGCGTTGCTCCTATCTTTGAAAGCGGTATGGTGTGGGCGCCAGAAGACGAAACATTTGCGGAAGAAGTAATTGAAGAATGCGCGTCTTTTCCATACGGCGACAACGATGACTTTGTTGACTCAATGACCATGGCGTTGATGCGGTTTAGGCAAGGCGGCTTTCTGTCTTTGAACGAAGATTACAACGACGAAATAAGTCTCCTACCAAAAAAGCGTGTGGTGTATTATTAAATAAAACAGGATAGACTCTGGCTATGGCTATCGAAAGAAGAGATCAGTTGGCAGGAACTTACGGCGACCCTGACGTTAAATTGTCAGGATCTGAAATGAGTGTTGCTGTCGATCCAGACAGACAAGATCTTTTGGATCAGGCGGACGAAGTTCTTGTTACGCAAACCGAGTTGTTGATTGATGACGAAATGGATCAAGTCGAGCCAGCCATGGACGTTGGGGATTTTGATGCAAACTTGGTTGATTATATAGACGACACAACTCTATCAATTATGTCCACGGACATTCTTGGCTCTATTGAAAAAGACAAAGAAAGTCGAAGTGAGTGGGAAAAGACCTACACAGATGGCCTAAAGTATTTAGGTATGAAATTCGATGAATCCAGATCTCAACCTTTTGAGGGCAGCTCTGGAGTAATTCACCCGATTTTGGCGGAAGCGACCACGCAGTTTCAAGCTCAAGCTTACAAAGAAATGCTGCCCGCGAAAGGACCGGTAAAGACCCAGATCATTGGGCAACGTACAGCAGAGGTCGAAACTCAAGCTGATAGAGTCCAAGAGTTTATGAATTTTTACATCATGAACGTGATGAAGGATTACGATCCTGAGTTGGACATGTTGTTGTTTTACCTGCCTCTGGCTGGATCTGCCTTCAAAAAGGTTTACTTTGACAACGTGTTGAATCGGGCGGTTTCTAAGTTTATCACACCAGAAGATCTGATCGTACCGTATGAAGCCAGCGACCTATCGAGCGCTGAACGAGTTACTCATTCAATCAGCATGTCTCGTAACGAAATTAAGAAACAACAGTTGTCCGGTTTTTACGCAAATGTAGAAATTAAAGATGCGACTTACAACACAGAAATATCTGATGTTGAAGAGCAGATAGACAAGATAGAAGGGGTTAGTCCATCGTTTTCTGAGGACAGAAACCACACGGTTTACGAGGTCCACACGATACTGGACCTAGAAGGATTTGAAGACACAGACCCTGACACGGGCGAAATGACAGGACTGAAGCTGCCTTACATCGTGACGATTGACGAAGATAGCCAGACTGTCTTAGCGATCCGAAGAAATTACAACCCTGACGATCCTTTCAAGAACAAGATCAACTACTTTGTTCAGTACAAATTCCTACCCGGATTAGGGTTTTATGGATTAGGTCTGAGCCACATGATAGGAGGTTTGTCCAAAGCCTCGACTTCTATTTTGCGGCAGCTTATAGATGCGGGTACTTTGGCAAACCTTCCGGCAGGATTCAAAGCGCGTGGAATGCGGATCAGAGATGAAGATGATCCTTTGCAGCCCGGAGAGTTTAGGGACATAGACACGACCGGAGGCTCTCTACGAGAGAACCTT